CCACAAGACGGTTCCGACGCCTTCTCAAACAACCTGTAAGAGAAGTAGCACGGCATGTTGGACTCGAACCAACATCGACGGTTTTGGAGACCGTAATGCTACCGGTTGCACCAATGCCATATGTGGATGGTCACACCCATGAAGCGTGACCATCCACCGAGTCGCCGTTAACGGAAGCGTCCGCCGCTTTCATCTCCAGACAAGCCAACGCCAGCGGTAGGCGCTTGCCTTCGGGGGTAGTACTACTTCCCCAACGCGGAATGTGAAGGATTCGAACCTCCGGCACTTCACAGTGCGACTGCTTTCGGGACAGTTGCATTAAACCACTCTGCCAACATTCCAAACCCAACTTAGTTATTGTCCAAGTTGGCATGACAGCGGCATGGTGGACTGGCTTTTACCACCAACGGCAAGGAACGTGGTCGTTTAAGCGCCCCGTTTGGCCGTGCCTCCCCTTCGGTCGTCAACCGCCTGACTAAGGCAGGGAGCCTCTTGACATCCACAAGTTCCATGTATGTCTGTTCGAGCAATGCCATCGGTTTCACGGACAGCTACCTCCGTGAAACCTAGTACCCAAGGTTGGAATCGAACCAACGACGTCCGGTTTAGGAAACCGGCGCTCTATTCCACTGAGCTACAAGGGTGTATGTCTCCGTTCCGCGAGGACGCCCGCAACGCGTCTTCCGGATTGGAGTCATTCACATCAGCCGTTCGCTACTTGCCATTGTTGCGGGGCAATGGCTTTCTCTAATGGGATGATGGTGTTTAACGCGCATTCCACGCGGACGCTTTTAATTGCCCGTCCGATACGACGAGCCACAGGATTACACTCCCGATTTCCCGCAGTTCCGCCAACTGCGGTCGTGCCCCCCGTGGGACTCGAACCCACAACCCAAGGTTTAAAAGACCCTTGCTCTAACCATGGAAGGCCAGACGTTGATGTGGCTTAAGCTAGCTTCACCGCCATCAACATCAATCCAAGGAACATTATACACAATATGTAGGGTGCAACAACGGTTGCAACCACTAAATATGTGAAGACTTCGTGAGTAACGGGTAATCCAAAAATGTTCCAGCGAGCATTCAGCGTCAGCACTAGAGAGCCAGCGGCCTTGCTTTTTGCGCCGGGGGGACACTCCCCCACGGGGGTGTTTGTTGCATGGTGCAACGTTGGAACGTTTGTGCGATTGTGTTTTGGCGTGTCGTGTGGTATAGCGCGGGCACGTTCCTCTTATGTGATCATGTCCGTGCCCGTCGTGGCCGTCGTGGCCATGGCGTGGCTGTGGCCGTGCCGTGGCGTGGCCGTCGTGCCCTGGATGTCGTGGCGTCCCTGGACATGGCCGTCGTGACGTGGCCGTGACGTCCCTGGGTGTGGCCGTGGCGCGGCGTGGCCGTGGCTGTGGTGTCCACTGTCTTTGTGTCGCCGTCGTGTGGTTGCGACACGCCGACGAATGCTAGTGTTTGCAATGGTTTTGGTGGTGTCTGTGTTGTCTTGGTTTGCTATCTGACTGGATAGCGTGTATAGTGAGAGCCATCAAGCAAACGACAACGAAAGGAACAGAGATGAACGAGAGGCCACCACCACGGAGACCACCACCGCAAGGACGGTGACACGAAGCCCCCCTAACAGGCGCGGCATGGATGATTGAAAACTGAAGAGTGGACGCGACGAAGACGCGACGGAATGCGACTAGGCATGATGCACCCTCACATCATGCAAGGCCGAACCGTCGTCGAGTCGCCAACGTGGCGCGGTGTCCGGCATGGAATTGTCCCGCGCTGTCTGAGTGGTCTACAATGGCCTCTAATCCAAGTTAGGAGTAAGGGCCATGAGTTTGAAAGAATTAAGGATGAAGCGCGGTCTAACGCAACGTGAGTTAGCGCAACGTAGTGGCGTGCATCATGTCGAGATTGCGCAGATTGAGACAGGGAAACGCAATGTTCGGGCGGTGTCGCTTGATACTGCACTGCGATTGTGCGATGCTCTCAAGATCGCTAATCCGCGCAAATTGCTTGATTCTGATTCAAAGTCTTCGGCGGATTGATCCGCCACAGGGCTAGCGTAGTCTTTATGGCACGTCTAGCTCACGAATGAGTAGAGCCGGATAGTTGCAGCTATCCGGCTCGATTGCTCAGTAATTATTAACCAACTAACTAACTAAGCCCTCTTATTCTAGCAAGGGGGCTGGAATGGAGTATTTGAAATGTGTGATGAAAATACTTTTGCAGCGGCATATCGTTCCGATTTGCGGGATGAAATTGTTGAAACACTTAAGGATTATGCGGACGGCATTACGTCAACCAAGCAATGGTGCTGGGATCGGTATGACGACGTTGAGCTTCAGGTTACCGGCAACGATAATGGTTCCTGGACGTGCAACGCCAGCAAGAGTTCCGAGAATATGCAAAACGTCATGTTCTCGGATAATTGGGATGGATTCATCCACAGTGATTACGCTTATGACGCGCCGCTGGATGATGCGGAGAAACTTGAGGTTTTCTACCGTACTTGGCTGTTCTCTGAAGAGTTTGACAATGCGGTTTCCGAACTGCTTGCGGAGTGAGGCGTGACGATGTGCAGTAAGTGCGGTTATGCGGATCGTTATCCGTATTATGGCCTACCGGTAACGCCTGAATCCAGCAGGCTGAGGGATGAGGCTGAACGTTGCCGTGAGAGCGCCTTACGCTGTTTTATCGCTGAAAGCGACTGCGATAATCCGAAACGTGCTGATGCGTTGTGGCGTGAATCGTGTCGCAAGAGTGCTGAGGCGTGTTTCTTGTGCAGCAATGCGCGACGGTTGGAATTGGAGAGCGCCTTACAATGCGAGGCCATCGAATACCCCAATTGTCCTAATCGCAAGCGTATGCGCTGACTTGTTCCAGGCTTTCGGGCGTGAGCCTATCAATCACGCCCATCAATCTTCTACCAATCCCTTTTACACAATCGAGGTGTTTTGAAATGTGTGATTCTTTTTCTCTTGTCAAGCCGGTTATTTTGAACGGTAAAGCGAAGAACAATGCGGCGCTTCATGCGACGTTGGATTGTATCCAGTCGCGTAGCCGCGTTCGTTCCATTGCCGTGGACGACATTTACAAGGCGGCCGCGCATGTCGAAAAAAAGCTGGGTATTCCGAAGAAGGCGCTTGAAGGCGTGCAAGTGCATGTTGACTTGTATGCTCAGACGTTCCCGAGCGCGTATCGCGGTATTCCTGAGAGCACTCAGTTCGATATGGTTTTCAGCAAGCGTTTTTGGCGGGTTGTCAAGGTTTCGCGTGAGCAGTGCAAGTCGAGTGGTCATGATTATTCCGTGACTTTCAGCGATGAGGCACGTAAGGCGCTTGTTGAGCGGTTTGAGTCTTTCGGTTACTGCTGATTTTATTTAATCTCGTGGCGCGGCATGGTTGCCGCGTCCTTGATTTTCCAACGTTTTGTTTTTAAACGAGTCATTATCGAGGTGTTTTAAAAATGCGTAAGAAGATTACCATGCTTGTTGCCGTCCTGTTTGGCCTGTTGGCTTTCGGCGTGGCTTGTTCTCCAGCGCTTTCCGATCAGCCTGTTGCCGATCCGCATGGTACGCCTGAGCAGCAGTGGACGTGGTGGCGTGAGACTTATGCCACGAAGGATTACAACCAAGCCGACCTAGCGAGCTACCGCGAGTTGTCCGACATTCCGCAGTGCGGCATGGAGGACGGTAGCACTTCGGACGGTTACGAGCGTATTTGTGAGTGGCGTGGAAGCGTTGACGGCAATCATACCGGCACGTCATATGTGCTCGTGAGTGGCAGCAAGGTTTTGGAATGGTGAAACCGCTCAGGGCCGTGCGGTGAACGGCCCATCAAATAATCAAGTTTTTATACAAGGGAGTTTTAAAATGTCGAACAAAGTTAACGGCCTGTGGGCAGTCAATTCGTCCAGTGTCTTCATGTTTTTCGATTCCGTCAACAGCCCGAGCGTGTGGCGTTTCGAGATGAAGGATGGCGTTGAATCATGGCGGATGATTCCGGGCGTGAAGAATGCTCAGGCGGTGCGTGGTGTGGCCGCCGCATATCGTGCCGATGGTGGCACGTGGCTTGACCCTAACGGGCCTGATTACGCTCAGGCCGTGAGTGAGATCGGTGACGTGCCGTTGATCGTGGAACGTGGCGATTGCATGGTTTCCCCTGATTGTGGGGATTATACGGCGCATGGCGTGAGCCTGTCGGACTCCGACCGTGAGCATGGTTGGGAATTGTCCTACGAGGATGGCGGCATGGTTGTGTCACGTGACATTTCATTCCTCACCCCGGCCGAGCGTGACCATCCTGAGATGTGCGAAACTTACGATGATTTGCCGGTTGTCGCCCCTGAACCGCAGGCGGTTGAGCCTGAGCCGGATACGGTTGAGATTCCTGAAGTTCCGCCGATTCCGTCCAAGGATACGCCGAAGGTGATTGCGCAGCATGGCGTCAAGGCGTGCGTGGTCACGATTCCAGGTGGCAAGTCGGTCAAGGAGTTGGCTGACGTGTTTGGTGGATATGCGCATAAGCCGCGTGGCTTCCGTGATTCCAAGGGCCGTCGCGTCGCATATGTCGCGTTCGACGGTAAGAGTGGCGTGGTTGCGTACCGCGACTACTACCAGCGTGGCAGTGACCAAACGTTGGAAGAGTCCGTGGCCGCGTACCTCTCTCAGCATGAGATTGTCGAGGTGGCATGAAATGTCACGTGTCGTCATCACAGCACAGCAGGTCAAGGCCGCTTTGGAGGCTACCGGCTATTCGTCCATCGAGTCGAACATTCAAGCCGTATTACAGGAGATCGGTAAGCGTCCCGCATTGATAACCGCGTATCTCAGCACGGTTATCAACGCCGCTGCCGACAATCTGCCTGATCCGCGTCATATGGATTGCCTGTTCTGAAAAGTTTGGCCGGACGGTACTAGGAATACCGTCCGGCCATTGCAAACAGTAATTAACTCAACCAAACCATTTGCAAGGAGATTCTACCATGTCCCGTCATTTTTACGCTGTTTATTGGCCTTACGGTGTCAACACTTTCAATTTCGACCATGAGCCGATTGGTACTGTTGTCCCATTCGATACGACTAAAGCGCGTGACGCTTACGTTTCTGCTGACCGGTTCGACGGTAATTTTCATAAGAGCGTGCCGGATTATCGATTGACGCGCAAGATGATGCTTGGTGCGCTGAGAGAGTTCCGTTCGTTGGATTCCAAGGGCTATGACGGTTGGCGTGTGGATGGCGTCTTCTATGAGTCTCTTGGTGATGCGTACAAGGCGATGTTCGATGCTGATGTGCAGTTGCGCTATGAACTGTTCGGTGACGTTGATTCGAGGGAGGCGTGAGTGTCATGGAAACGTTGAAATTGTGGGCTGATTTTCATGTTGGTCAGCAAATGTATGCATATGACCATTTTGATGTGGTCGAGCGTAAGCGTTATTGGCGTCCCGTGTCGAAAACGTATCTTGTGTGCGCGTGGCTGCGTGACTTGATTCGTGGGATGCGTGATGCGCGCTTGGGTGGATTCCATGGTTGGTTGTACTGCGTTGTCAAGGATGGCGGGTTCACCACTCAGGAGTTCATGGGTCTTAATGACGAAATCGAGGTGTTGTGATGATTGACGTGAATATGCTGCCGCGTGAGCTTACCGGCTATGTGGGTCATGTCTGCGGCCTGTGGTTCGGCAGTTATTTTATTGATTTTGAGCCTGTGTTCGTCCATTCCACGGCGGGCATCATCGGTGAACTGTACGAATACCTGGTGGATACGGTTCAGGACAATTCGATGAATGGCGGCTTGGATTATGAGGATGCGGAAGAGTACGCGAAGTTGGCGGCTACCGTTCCGTGGTCTATGGAAGAGATTGACCGCGTGGCGGAACAGTCTTTCCGCTACGTGTCTGACCGAACGTTGCAGGTGGCTTACGCCTTGTGTGTCCTCACTTTTGATGCGATGTTCCCGCAGAAAATCGAGGTTGTCAAACCGGACGTGCGGGAGACGTTGTTGAGCGTGGCGTTCCCGCATGATTGGCAGCGCCGCATGGCGGAGTCTGACCATGATCGCGTGAGCGTCTACCGCATGGGTTTGGAATGCGTGACGAAAGCGTATGACAAGGTTTTCGACCGTCTTGGGGAGGCTGACTGACATGGCCGCGTTGTGGACCGTCGAATATGTGGGTGGCGCAATCCGTGTGCGCCGTCACAGGTCTCAGGCCGATGCGGAGGCGTATCGGGATGCGGTTCTGCGTGCCGATGGCCGGTTTCTGACGTGTTGCACTGTCGGTAGCGGAGAGGCCGTGCGCGTGGCGATGGTGAACCGGCTGGAACTGGCCGGTGTCGGCTGTCGTTCGCGTCTCATGCGGACGTCGTTGAAAAGACTGGTGGAACTCACTGACGAGTTCTGCTGCTGAATGAAAGGAAAGAATGATGATTACCGTTGACGAGCTGAAGGCAATGCCATTGGATGAACCGATCGGCGAGGCTGTCATTTGCGATATTGAACGCATGGCAAACGAGGGTCTGCAACCGTTCTACCAGCGTGAGTTTGAACCCTATGAGGGTGTCTATCGCGTCAATGATTTCGCCAAATATGTTTCCGAGGATTCGTGGCGGAAGTTCTGGTCAGCGTTCCCTGAATGGTGTGAGCAGGTGTTCATGCTGCACGACAATACTCGTTCCGATGATTATTGTGAGTTCACTTCTGAAGTGCTTTCTGGTCTGACGCCGATTGAGATTGGGGAACAATTCGAGAAGTCTCGTGAATATGACCTTGATTATGTGTTCTGGACGCAAGCCGATGACGAGGGTCATGTGTGATGGACGCCCATGATTCCGACGTGTGTGTGAATGTGGTCGGCAAGTCGTTGGAGGCGTGGCTTATTCATGATGCCGGTTTGGAGGGTTCGCAGATGGATGTGCAACGATCATGCGCGGTCGGGCATGTTTTTTGATATCAGCCTGTTTCGACACTCCATTCGAAACTGGAACTAAAGGAAAGACAACATGAGAATGTTTGAATCGAAGGCGGATTTCAGAGCCGCACGGGAGCGGTGCGGTATCAGTACGTATCCCGAAGACGCCGACACTGTTTCAACGTTAAGGGGGTGTGATGTCCAGGCGTAGCAAGCTTAGACTTATCCCATCCCACTTGCCGTTGATCCGCGACAAACTCGCGGAATACGAGCGGGTCGCATTAAAGGAGGAGATGGCTGCGCACTCGCAATACGAGCGGAGCATGGAAGCGGCTTGGAATTTCGCTGATAATCTCGCCGTCGCGCAGCTTTGGTGGATCAGCCGGGACATGACGGCGCTGGCGGAAGATACCGTCCGGGCAGGTGATTTCCCGAAAATGGACGCGCCGGCGCAAAGCGGGCTTATCTTCTTCGACGGGGATGTCCAAATGGTCAGATTCCCCGTGACCGACGACGCGACGGGAAGGAAGGTCGGAGACGCCCATGTGTCGGCGCTCTTCTGGCAATGCGACGGCAACGGCGATATCGAATTGATGGGATTCACGGACCATCCATGCGCTCTGAAGGAATGCGACGCGAAATCATTCTCACTGCCGGTCATCAGATTCGCCAACGGCATTTTCAATGAGCATGTCGGCGGTTTCCGATGGTTCGGCGATCTGCTGCGCGCGGTGTGGGCGTTGAGCGCGGAACCGCATATCTGCGAGGCGAAACCGGCGAAACCCGATATGGCGCATCCGCTGCCGCCGCGTTTCGACCCCGAAATACGCAAAGTCAAGATGCTGGTGTTGCGCGAGAACCTGCATCGTCCAGGTGAAAGCTCCGACAATGACGAACAAGTGCGACGCGAATACACCCATCGTTTTATCGTGCGTGGTTTTTGGCGTAATCAAGCGTATGGGCCGGACCATTCGCTGCGCCGCCGCCAGTGGATACCGCCATTCGTCAAAGGCCCGTCCGACAAGCCCTTGATCTGCAAGGAGACGGTGCGCATATGGAAACGGTGAGCGACATGATCGCCGGTTTTCTCGCCGGCCTGACGCCGGGTACAAGGGCGCAGTATCGGAGCGTCGTATCGCGATGGCTCCGCTGGTGTGCGGATAACGGCATCGACATGCTGCGGGCGAAGCGCACTCATATCGAGGTGTTCGCCGCCTATGACGGCGGCATGCGGCCAGCGGCGAAAAACACGGTGTACAGGAATCTGAGCGTCGTTTGCTGCCTCTACCGCTACCTCTTCGAGGAGGGGTATATCGACTCCAATCCGGGCGAGCATGTGCGTAGGCCGAAAATGTACGGTCATTCGGACGGCACGTACCTCACCCGCGAGCAGGCAAGGCTTTTTCTGGCCGAAGCACGCGGTATGGATGCGAGGACGGATGCCCTGTGCAGTCTGCTGCTGTTGACCGGCGCGAGGGTTAGCGAGGCGCTTGGGTTGGATGTCGAAGACTGTCATCTGGATGACGGGCGTCCGTGGGTGCGGTTCGACCGCAAGGGCGACTGGTCTCAGCGTGTGGCCATTCCCTCCGATGCGGCCGAAGCTCTCGCACGACTCATTGGCGAACGTAGGCGTGGTGCGGTGTTCCGTGAGGATTCCGGCGCTCGTCTGCGGCAGCAGACCGCCGTGGGCATCGTATCGTCCGTGGCATTGCGCGTGGGCGTGCCGGATATTTCGCCGCATTCATTGCGGAGGACGTTCTGCACGCTCTCCCGTGACGCCGGCGTGCCGGACAGGGACATCATGGCCGCAGGCGGGTGGAACAGTCCGCAGATGCTCGACTATTACGATATGGCGCGCCGAGGTCTGGATGGCAGGGCTGGCGATGGATTGCAGAGATTCTTGAATAATGGTTGACCAGGAATCCAACGGTGCTATTTACTGAAAAATAGTGGGGGTGGTTTGAATCCGCCCCCATTCGTGTGCCATTGTAGATCACTCAGTTACGCTTAACGCAGTGTGTAGCCAATTGTCCACTAATTCGGCTTCGTTGACTGGCTCGAAACACCATGCGTCTAATCCGACGTTGATCTCATTTTGATGCCTGCCGAACTCAAGCGGGTCATGCGCGTGCGTGTGTCCGTGCAGGAGCAGCGTGTTGTTCATGCGTGGTATCGCGTATTCGGCTAATTCCGGCGCGTTCCAATTGGTTGAGACTGCGCCTAGGGGTTTGCTTTGCGTGAAGTCTTCACGCCATTGGTAGTGGCTTAAAAATACCGTGTGTGGATTGTCGCCCCACACGTCTCTGATTTCGGTGATGCCGACCATTCCGACTTCCACGAACACGCTTGCCAACTTTTCCAGCGTGCGGGTGGAGCTGTGCAGTTCGTGGTTGCCGAGAATCAGATGCCTGTTCTTGCGTGGTACATGCAGGTTTTGGATGCGCATTATCGCTTGGTCTACGCTCCACGTACCACCGGAACTGATGTCTCCGAGGATGTAGAGTTCGTCTTCCTCGCCAACATACGTGTTGATGCTTCTGATGATGTCGGCATCATGCTTCCGCCAGTCAACACAGTTCTTGAGCGGCTTATGCTCATGTTCGGCTTGTTGTTTGATCGATGCATCCTTAGCGTATCCGGGTAGCGCGTAGCCACGTAATGCAGCCACGAAAGGGTGAGCGAAATGCAAGTCACTGGTAAACCACTTCATTTGTTGTCCTTCAACATGTTCCTGTAGATGCGTGTCCCGGCTTTTATAGCAAGTTCCGGCGTACTGTAGCAGCAGGGTTCCATGCATGGGCCTGATAGCGGGTGAATCGTCGGGTTATCAATGTCGAGGTCCACGCGGCATTCCTTGTATATCACGGGAACGTATACGCCTTCATCCTCGATAATCATGATCGCACTGTACTTGGGTTTGTCCTCGTCAATGTGTCCAAAAGGCTTGAAATTCGAGAGGTCGGGGGACGGCTTGCTATCACTTGTAAATACGAATTTCTTCGTGCTTGAAGTGTCATCCACGGTTCTCTACCACCTTCCCGTACTGCTTATCCCACTTGTCCAATGCTTCTAAAATGTTCGGCAGTCCAAAATAGTCGTAGTATTGGCTGTAACGTTCGCCGCTTTTCGTCTCGAATGCGATGGTCAGCATTTCGGGGTCATCGCCACAGGTTTCGCAGACGCAGAATGGCGAATAATCGTAGCCGACTACTCGTACCGGCTGATCGTCGCTTCCGTCGAACAGTTCCGGTGATTCGACTTGCAACACGCGCATCAGCAGTTCGTTCGTTGATTTACTGGTGGTGTTTTCCGTCATACTCCCCTACTTTCCGTTGACTTCGATTACCAGTTCTGTGTCACCACGCACGGTCGCCTTGATATCGTCGTTAAGCTGATTCGACAAATGCATGATGATGTCGGTGACAGTTTCGTAATTCAGTTTCGGGACAACGCTGATGCTCCCATAGCCGTTGGGCACGGCTTCGATATCGTTGCTGTACACCGGCATGGAGTATTGCGTCGCTCTTAACTCCTTGAGTTTTCCTGACATGACGGCTTCACCATCGTCCAGAATGGTTACCTTCTTGCCTAAATGCGTGGCGTTCAACTGTTCAGCCTTGATGATGACCTGTTTGCTCATTCCGAATAGCCTCCGATGAATTTTTGGCAGTTGGAGTCCAACTCGAACTCTTCGACGTACACGCCCTTGTCTCCGTGAAGCTCTTTGTGTTTGAGTGCGAACTTCCTACGTTTGAGATTGCGCACACGTTTGACCGCATGCTCTCGCGTGGCGTAAACGCCCATGACACTGACAAAACTTCCATAGAATGGAATGTCCCCGTGGTTATCGATATCAGCGGTGACGATGTAGATTCTCATGCGGGTATCCTTTCGTAGGATACCGTGGATGTTTCCGGTGGGAACGTGGTGCCTTTGCTGTTTGTGATCCGTTCCAATTCCATGAACTCTTCGACCGATATGGTGACGCTGATGTTCGTGCAATCATCCGTTATCGTGACGTATTCAGTTGGCGTTTGATGCAGTACGCCGTTTTCGTCATAGGACACGGCATCTGTGTTGATGATTTTCAGGATCACGCCATTCATGACGTTCTCCCATGTGGTTATCAGCTGTGGCGGATTACGTATGCCCTCCGCTTCTGCCTTGTCTGTGCTTTCGTAGTGGAATCCGAGTTTTATCAGCTTGTCTATAACGGGGGTTGTTTTCTTGGTGAAGTCGAGTACCGTCATTGTGTCTCCTTCTGTGATTCTAGTTGATGCCGCTGCTGCCGAATCCTTTATCGCCACGTTCGGTCGAATCCAGTTCGTTGACTGGCTCGAATTGCATGTGCGCGTATGGTAGGAACACGATTTGCGCTATCCGGTCTCCCTCATGGATTTCAAACGCCTGTTCGTCCATGTTTCGGAGGATTACGCAGACTTCGCCACGATAGTTCGCGTCGATTACGCCGGGTGCGTTCATCACGGTGATGTTGTGTTTCAACGCCAAGCCTGAGCGTGGGCAGACCAGTCCGACATATCCGGCTGGAATAGCCAGTCTCACGCCCGTATGCACGAGTGTCTGGCTGCCCGCGCAGATGATCGTATCCTCATTGCTTCTGAGGTCTGCTCCACCATCGTTCGTGTGAGCGTAGCTGATGTTATTGGTTTTGCCGCTGATGTGCATTTAGTCTCCGAACTTTTCGAGTATAAGCACGCCGATGATGCCGATGATCCAAGCGATTATCAGGATGATTGTGATACCGGCCAATGCGAGCAGCGGTATCCATATGGGTGCGAGCACCCATATCCACGGGTATGGGAATTGACCGCCGATTTTCAGGAGTGCCAACATGCCGGACAACAGTAGGAGGATTAGTGAGCAGTCGATGTTGGCTTTCATTCAATCCTCCGTGTAGAAGGTGAGCGTATGGAGTGCTTTTCGTGCGTCCAATTGCTCTCCGAACATGCCGTACTGTTTGACTGGTTCGATCACGTCTCGCATGTGATGCGCGTGATAAGTGATGGTCTTGCCCTTGTCGGTGATGCTGATGATGCTCACTGCCGGTTGTCCTTTCCGACGAGTCCCCAAATATCGTCCACTGGAGTGGTTTGCTGCATCAGCATGTACACGTCCGCGATGCAATAGATTGGGTGTCTGCCTTCCTTGCGTACCGGGGTGAGCTTGCCCCTGTGCGCCCATGATTTCAACGTGTTCGCGGATACGAGGTATCCAGCCTGTTGGAGTTTGCTTCTAATGTCCGAAGCAGTCCCCGTGTAAGTGCTGTGTTTAATCTTGTCTTGCATGAGTGTCCTCAAAAAGTTGATGTTCCAAACGTTCCTGCATCCACGGCATTTGACTTGTTTTGCCGTCTCGTCAGCGCTTAACGGCATGTTGCAGTCAGTGTTGGGGCAATTGCCCAAGCTAACCGTATGGCCTTGATTCAACAGGCGCTGGCACTTGTCGCGGGCGATGCGGATTTCAAGCGCGTACACGGGTGTTGCCGTTGAGCATAGACACGCGGGTTCGCCTTGCTTGGTTTTCTTCACGGCTATCCGCTGCGCCAACACGTTCAACGGATCGTGATTCAGGTATTCGACGCCTAAGCATTTAGCGAACGCGGATAGTGTGCCCCACACGCTATCCATGTGTTCGTCACCCTCATACAACAGGTCGAACACTTGCTCCCTCAACGGCGGATTATCAGAGTATCCTCCCCCGCCACCATCAGCGTCATGATTCTTGTTGATGCGGTTCATCTTGTCGGTTTCCAAGTAGCCGATGTTCTTCGTGAACCATTCCAAGTCGGCTAGGAGCCGCTGTTCACATTCAGGGCAGAGTTGCCTGGTATCGTCTCGTTCACGCCCGCAACGCAACAGTTTGCAGTCAGCCAATCGCACGCCTTCCAAAATCATGGTATGTTGATTCCGCACCGGTGCCCGAAGGCGTGCGATTAATGCCGGAACATGTCTAGTATACCGGTTGCACCCAACCTTGCAACCGGTATTGGATTAACGTCTCAAACAGTCTCCCGCTTCCGTTTTCTCTTCTCGGGATGAAGCAGGTAGTAGTTGCGTTCGTAGGCCGCCTGTTCCTCACGGCTGAAATGGTGGAATGTCGGACGATGCGCAAGCTTGTATCGGCGGTTGCATTCCAAGACTTGCTCACGGTGGGCCATCCGCCACTGTCGCGTGTGCTCACGTTTCCGTGCGAGCTGTTCCGCAGTAAGCTTGACCGGCTTTTTCGACGCTTTCGCCTTCTTCTTTCCGACTGGCGGCTTCTCAGACGGCTTGCGCCTACCACGACGAAGAACTGCTATGTCAACCGCGAACATTTTCATGATCTCGTCGGCGGTAGGCTCATTCATTCCGTTTGCTCCAATGATTTGCAGTAGTCCTCTCGATCACGTACAACACGACGGCCTCATTGTTGTCCAATGCCAGTGGGTTCGCTGCCGTGACGTTGATGATTTTCCACCCATCATCCAGATAGTCGATGAGTTTAGAATCATTCTGCACACGCACACCGTTACCGGTGAACTTCGTGTATACGGGGATTAGCTCATGTTCCATTATTTCGTTTCCCCGTCCTTGCCGCTAGCATTGTCCCAATCGCAGGAAAGACCGCCTCCCCCCTTGTAGACGTTGAACCTGATGCATGTCACGGCCCTACCGTCGTGCAACTCGATTCTGCACTCATCGACAGCGAAGTCGCCTCGCACATCAATGCAGTCACTACCGCCTTCAACATCGTCAGCATCCGCTTCGTTCTCGCATCCGGCCAGCGGGAAAACCATTGTCACGGCCATAAGCACGGCCATTAGCCCTCGTTGAATATTCTTGTTTCCTATCATTTCGTCTCCTTGATTGTCTTATCCCGTCGATTTCGACGGGTTTGAATGTGGTCTAGAAGTGTTTTGCCATCCAGTCGGCGATGAACAACGCGACGATCGACGCAAACGACGCGAAAGAAAGCAAACCGAAGACAATGGTGAAAACAATCAAAACAGCCTTCATTCCGTCACCGCCTTACGTGCCACTTCGAGCACTTCTTTCGCCCGCGCGATGTAGTCTTCCTGATATCCGCAGATTTCACCGGCGTAATCCCATGCATCGTCTTCGTCCTTCGCCACATAGTCGCTTTCGATGCCATCCCATTCGCAGCTGTTCCAGCAGAGCCGTTTCGCCACGGCCTCCACCTCGGCGTCGGTTGGTGGAGCGGAACGTCCGGCCATGTACGCTGTACCGGCAAGCTCACGAACCGTCTGAAAAGTCAAATCATCATCCATGCCACGCTCGTAAGCGTTGGCCTCGTCAAGCATGATGCTCAATTAGTCCTCTTTCCGTTAGCTTTGACCATGGCCCACAGGATTTCGCTTGCCGGACGCCTCCTGTATGACAGGTCGTTGTAGGACTGCACATAGTCGAGAATCAGTTTCGAGCCGGTCGAATCCGGTGTCAGAATCGCGTTCACTCGCGGCGGCACCATCTTCTGCCATACGATCTCGTCACACAGTTCCTTCGTGCAGACCAGATAGTTCTGATCGCCGTAGAACGTCAGTCCGTTGCCGCTAGTGAAGTCAGCCATGCATGACTTCTTGACCTCGTAGAACTCGAAGCAGCCTTTCTCGACGCTTGCGGGCACCGGCTCACCGTTGATGTTCCAGGGCTTGAAGCCCACGTAGTCCACGCGCCTTTCGTCGGGCGTGTTACGGTCGAAATTGACCTCGCTCGCCCAAAAAGCGGTCTGATTCCTCAACCTCTTCTCGACCAGCTTGGACAGCATGGCGGTGGTTTCAGCCCTGCTCATTTCTTCCTCCTGAAGTACTTGTATTCATCGTGATGGAACAGGAACAGGTGAAGTCTCCACACCTTGACTGCCAACAGGCCCTTGAGTGTGATCGCATACCCGCCATGGACACGCTTCATGAGCTTCCTATCGGCCAATGATTCAAGTATTCGGGAAAGCTCTTGGTTCCATCGTTGTTGCCAGATGTAGCTCATCCCCTCAGCGATATACAGGCAACACATGTCCTTGTCGTATTGACTAATCATCATTAGCCTCCCTCTCAAGGATGTAGACGTTCGTCGCTGCGACGGCGTTATTCCGCAATTCCGTTGGTGGCATGGTATCCACCCGCAGAATCTGCCAACCCTCGTTCAGCAACTCTTCAAACACACCCATATTCATCAAGGTGCGCTCATCGCCGTAATCACTCCAAAAAAGTGGACAAACCTTGTACCGTTTATTCATTTCGCGTCCTCCTTCATGAAGACAATCCAGTGTGTTCCCGTGCGGTTCGGCTGCTTGTTGCCGAAGAGTGGCTTGTGGTCGGTAAGCTTGAGAATCTGCGAGACGGGTATCTGCGTCTCATTCCATTTGAAAATCAACACGCCATGCTCTTTCAGGACACGGAAACACTCGCCGAACATGGCCTTGATGTCTGTTTGCCATGTCTCTTGATCGAGGCATCCGTATTTCTGCGCCATGTAGCTCGTCTCTCCCGCATTGCGCAAGTGCGGGGGGTCGAGCACGACCATGCGGAACGTCTCGTCAGGGAACGGCAGATCGCGGTAGTCCATCAGCATGTCCGGCTTGACCTCGAACCTACGCCCATCGCATAATTCCCAGCTTTCGTCGCGTACATCGCCGAAAAGCACGCGATCATCCGCTTTGTCGAACCAGAACATTCGTCCTCCGCAGGCGGGGTCAAGAACAGGTTGGTACGCGCTCATTTCGCGCCCTCGCTTTGATTCGGCACCTCGGAAGGCATCGAGCCGGAATAGCCGAGCATGTGACGGCAGTAATTGATTACATGCTCGTAAGCCGTCGTCATTCCGTCGTAAAAGTCGTACACTTCTTCGTCTGGATTATCAGAAGCGTTATTAGCTGCATCCCACTCTTTTTGCAGAAAGTCGATGACCTCATGCAGTGTCTTGTCTTTCTCAGTCACGTTCGTCGCCATTGTTATTCCTTACTGCTCTTATCGTTCTTATCGTCATGGTCGAAGATGCATACGAACACGCCTAATAGCATGAGCACGCAGAGTATCGCTATCACTCCCAATGTGATGACGATGAACACGCTTGAAATATTCCAGCAAACATCAGCCAGACTCATGATTTCTTCTCCTTGCAGAATTGTCTGATAGCTTCCTCTGCGTCGTAATAGCGTGCGACAGCGCGTATCCACGAGTTGAACGCATCTTCGGCAGTCCAACAGACCTCGCCTTGAAGACACTTCAATACGCACTCGTACCGGTAGACGGTATGACGTGGATTGTGATACGTGCATTTGCCTTCGTTTATCACCGGCGCGTGACCGCAGTATGGGCATCTGAGGTAGCTTTTCGGCTCCTCCTGCTTTTTCTTCTTCCGTCCGAACATCACTCACCCTTCAACGGATATGGCGCAGTGGTTGGTGTAAGCGGGAACGCACGAGGATACAGGCAGTCAAGAACCGTCTCCCACTTCGCGTAATCGTCCTGATCGTTCCAATAGCGTGGAATGAGGTCGCCATTGATGAACAGGGCGCTCCATGCGCCGTTACTGTTCTTGCGAAGAAATGCGCCAGTCCGTGTCCGGTAGAAGCCAGGCTCTTCCGGCTCGTCGCGTGACGGTCTCTCCGGCAGAAGCATTTCAAGCTGTCTAAGGAGTGCCTGCGCGTCATCGACGGTGAGTATCAGGCGGTTATCCTTATATGAGATTGCCACAGCATTTTTGTCTTTATCCCACCAATAAGCAGTCATTCGCTTCAGCACTATTCCTCCTTCACGTTGAAGATGCGTTTGAACTCGCGTAGCGAACTCTCATAGGCGTCGGCCTTGCCGTCGATGTAACCGTTTTTGCCTTTGCCTCGAAGCTCATGCGAGTCGTCATATCGGCTTTCAATCCACTTCGCATACTCGCTGATGCGCTTATCAAGGTCAGTCATTGGTTGCTCCTTACTGTAGGAAGTCTGCTTTTGTGGATTCCATTAGTCCGATAAGCTCGTAGACACTCGCGTGCTCGCTTGAAACGTTCGAGGAATAAGACACTCGCGAATCCACGATTATCGGCGTGGTGTCCACGCACAACATCCGTGGACTCCTCCTTGAATGATGCTTCCAACGTGTCGGCGAACGCCTGAAATGCGTGTTCCACCCTCTTATCGAAATCGTCCGGCACCCGCGCACTGACAACCCCAGACATGTGGTTGCCGATGTCATCGCCACCATCCACATAGATAGGCACTTTCACACGCGCAGTCGCTTGCGTCATACCGCACGCCACGACATCGAATTTGATAGTGGTTGCGCCTACCCGCACTTTGTCACTCATAGATGTCTCCTTGTCTGTAGTCGCTTTCAGTAACCAGTCAGGCAAATCCTCACGGCTTATCCTGAAAATCCTCGTATTTGTCTGAAATCCGGTCGTTGACGATGTAATGGTTGTAATCACCTTGAGTGATGTACCACCACTCCTTCTTATGGCCTTCGCGCAGATAGTCTTCGCAAGTGTGGTCGATGCTGTAATCCGGCTTGACCATCTGACGGAAACTCAACTCGTCCACAGACGGGTTGTCCTTCACGGCTTTAACTATCGCGTCGATCTTGTCCTTGGTGAAATCAGGTGTGACCACGAAAACGACTCGTATCATCTCCCCGTCGATGGAGTCGAGATTGCGAATCATGTTGACGTTCCGCAGATGGTAGACGATTCTCGAAAACTCGACTGCGGGCGCCAGGTTGTACATTCGCTTAACCATGCTTGGCATACTGGTGTGCATTTCGGTTTCGATGTCGTACTCGTACAGGCTCCGGGTGATCGACGCATACCAGTAGGCACGGCGAATATCAAGCCCCCATAATGGGTCTCCGCCACCGCTGAAGCTGAGGAATTTCATTTTGCCGGAGTCAGCCAAATCCATCACAGTGTCATAGGTGGCTCCCATACGGGTCTCGGCTATTTGGATTCCAGTGTTGCGCACGATGCAATACGGGCACTGCCAGTGGCATCCAAAGTTCGTAATCACACTGTAGTTACGGTTGTCGCTCATTGGTGCCTCCTTGGGTTGATTGTTCTGATGGTTCTTGCCGGACTCTCATAAGCGGTACGCACCTCATACGGCCTGTGGTGGAAGTCGGCTTTGGAACGTGCCGCGCCCGCAGCTTCATCCAGTGAGTCATACACGCGGCATGTATGCACTCCCGTCTCGCCTTGCGGCCAGACGATGTAGCCGGTCTTGCCTTTGAAAACGTTCATTTGACCGTCTCCACCGTGTTGCAGCCGATATATTCGCCGCCATGCTTCAAGCATGCCCATGTCACGTCACCGGTCTTGACGGTTTCCATCTGGAATCCCGCGCCGGTTTTCCCGCTGGAACCGGCTGGCGATACGGTGGACGCGATGAAAATAATCGTCATGCAGATGATCGCGACGATGATTACCCGGTCCCGGTTCATCACTCACCATCCTTTGCGATGACGGCACCCATGGCTTCCCGATATTTCTTCGTCCGTTGGAACCGGTCGGCAAGCATGTTCGCGGCCTTGTCGATAATCTCGTCCTTGCGTTCTTCGAGGAAGCTTTGCAAAGCTTCCTCCATCATGGTCTTACACATGTTTTCCCGCGAATACGCGTTGGTGTGCGCGAAAACAGTGTCCATGGTTTCTTTGACGATCTTATCGAGCACGTCCTTGTAGGCGTATTCCTCGATGCGGTTCTGGATGGCCTTGTCGTCAATGCCGATGGCGAACTGCACGATATGTTCCATGATTACTTTCCTTCCTTTTCGATTTCATTAATCTTGTCTTTTAAGAGTCCTGGAATATCCTCTCTATGCCAGACAGTGAATGCGTCCCAAACACTCTTAAGACCAGCCCAATCCTCTCTGGCGAGAGTGTGGAACAATGCACCAGCGAGTTCCGCCCAGTCACTTACGGCGTAAATCGGAATTCCATGCACGAGCGCGTCGTTAACGAACCACAAGGCTTTTTTCAGGTCTTCGACACCGTTCTTGTGCTGCCACCTGAAGCAATACTGCACTGCTTGACCCCAGTCGCTTGACAACAGTCGGGACAGTTCGATGCATTCGAACGGGCCATCCTTGTAATGCGATGGATTGATGTTGTCAGTCATTTGATTGTTCCTTTGTCGATGAATATTTGCCGTCTGTGGTGAGATACACGAGTCCATGCCAAGTCCGTACCGGCACTTCCAACTGGTCTTGAAACGATTTCACACACCAGCCGTTCTCATAAGCGATAGTCGGATGCATGTGAACGAAACCATGACAGCCCGTCGTACCCGAACCGCAAAGCAGAATCAGATTCTGCACTTGATGCTTCTCAACCCTCGTGCATTGGCTACGGAGTTTCCGATGATGCCGGGAACCGCCAACCGCATACAAGCTTCGGCCGCAACGCACGCAACGTCTCCCATCACGATCATCAACCATGCGGCACGTCTCCTTGGATGGATTGTCACTGCTCACTGGGGTTCTCCTGGAACAATCCCTTGTTGTCTTCAACCAATTGGATGCCCTCACCTATCCATCTCATGACAGGAACCGCCATCGAATTACCGAGCGCCTTGTAGCGTGGACTATCCGGCGCGTGCTTCTTCCCCTTCCACGGAATATCCGTCCATCCGTCCGGGAAACCTTGAAGCCTTTCGCATTCCAACGGCGTCAACCTGCGAACCGTCAAACCATTCATCGAATCCTCCGTATGTAGAAACTGGTCATTGTGCGTGCTGAGCGTGGCAGAAAGCTCGTCCTGCCCGAGGAATCCCTTACCCCCCCCCGCTCCGCCACCGCGAATCTTGAAAGTGAAAACCACTAGTCTCTCCTATTAGTTGTCGGATAGATGAATGGGGCATCCTTTCCGGCGTGAGCCATCAATGTCGGAGAAAGATCGAATCCTTGTGCGGCATTCGCCTGAGTGTCCGCGCGACACATCACACTCTCTCTCTCAATTTGGTAGACGGCTGGATTATGGTCAGTACTCAAAGTGGGACTCACTTCGCCAATCGCCAGACTCCGGCTCTTCTCACCCTGGCTCCATTTGAACGCCTTAATCAGGGGAACATTGGTGCCACCGGTACCCATGTGCGAGGTGAGCGTATTCGACACGTCGGGATGATCGCTGACCTTGAACCGTCCATCCTGCTGATGGAAGTCCAACATCAATCCCCCAGCGTCCGAATCTGCGTCTCCAACGCCTCCCGCAGTTCCCTGGGTAAGGCTTTGCCTCTTCTCTCGGCTCGACGTATGATCCCAGCACAGGCTCTCGCGCTCAAAAAGTACCGGGGCGGCACGTCGCCAGTCTCGAGTGTTGACGACAAGGAACACACGCTCGCGTCGTTGGGCCACACCGAAGAACTGAGCGTCCAGCACTCGCCATGCACCCCCCCCCATCAGGCCAGAGTTCGGCCACGGCTTCAAGGAGCGACTGGAAAGCCCGTCCGCGTTCAGCCGACAGTACTCCGGGCACGTTCTCCCATACGATCCATTCCGGATCAATTTCTGCGCAAGCTCGGAGATATTCGAGCATGAGCTGGCCGCGTGGATCGTCCAGAGCCTTCCTGAGTCCGGCGATGCTGAATGCCTGGCAGGGGCTTCCTCCCACAACGACATCTGCTGCATGGTGGTATTCCTTCCAATTAACTTTCGTCATGTCCCCTAAGTCTGGGACGTTCGGATAGTGGTGTTTGAGTACTGCTTTGGGGAATGGTTCGATTTCGGCGTATGCGACTGGCTCCCATCCGAGTGTTTGCCATGCGACAGTTGCTGCTTCAATGCCGCTGAACAGGCTGATGTATTTCACTAGGGTTCTTCCTTCTGGTTTAGCTCATTGGCTTTTTTGACGGCTGACGCCATGTCGGTCACGTCATCCTGCGATTGGAGGTGCAAGGCTTTCAACGTGTGTTCGCAAGCCCAAGTGTGGACGTGTGGCTTCGACGGTGGGATACCACCCATTTGCGCCCGGTTCTCACACCAGCCACGCCATAGGCGTATCCAATCCCCCACGGTGCTGATTCTGGCATAGTGGCGGACGGAGAAAGCGTTCCAAGCATCCTGTAAATCCAAGTTCGGGTAAGCGGTTCGCATCATGCTGTCCGCCGCCGTCAACTCCGTGGAGTCTTGGAACATGGCAAGTGTCATTTCTTTGGAAGAAGAATAATATTCTTCTTCTTTCTTATCGGGTACGGGTACGGGTACGGGGCATGCGTTTGCCATCGGTTTGCCATCGTCTTGCCATGCGTTTGCCATTGGTTTGCCATGGCATTTGCCATCGGTTTGCCATGCGTTTGCCATAGCATTTGCCATCGGTTTGCCATTTTTGCCATTCTCGGGCTTCTTCCAACGACGGCTCGCACCCTTCTTGCCAGCTTCACTCCGCTTCCTGCGCTTGGCATCCACTTCGTCACCGTCCGGCTGATAGTCAGCCCAATCATGGAACACGTATTCGTCCTTGTCGGCGTCATACTCCCACAAGCCCGCATCGCAGAGTTCCTGAACCGAATCATCGGAGCAACGGAACATGGGAATCATGTTCGCTGGGACACGTCCTTTTGTCAGCTGTTGCGCGGCCCACGTGCCTGAACGAAGCCATAATGCGGTGGCGTCATTGGACAGCATCGCCGTCTTCGGATTCATGCAGAACCCATCATCGACCTTGAACCACATCAGCCCAATTCTCCATTCCCGTAGATTTTCCAGATTGCTTCCTGCCTTGGTGTGGTGCAGGGCAGGTCGTCGAAGTTGAGGTTCGCCCATCCGCTTCCCACGTGTGGTTTCGCCATCGCGTCCAGGGCTTCAGCGATTTCAACCAAGTCCGGTTCCGGGTCAAGTTTCATCACAGTTCCTTTTGCAAATGATTTCCAAACCGGGCTGATATCGGTAGGTTGACTGGTTGCTGTAGTAGGCGTCCCAGTAGGCTCCGTAGTGTGGATTGTCGGCAGTGCTTTGGTATGGGACTGCTTTCCTGTCCTGGAGGAGTTGGACGATATGGCGTCCCTTGTCGGTCAGTCTGAGCGCATTGTCGGATACCAAGCCGCGCCGTCTGAGCGCTTGAATCCACAGCCACGGTTTCTGACCTGCGTGGGGTTCCGGCATTCGACCGGTACGCCATATGCTGACAAGCGCCTCATGCTGTTGGCTGCTCAAATGGATGCCGTTGACGTTGACTGCTGGAAGAATCATCGTCCACCTCCGAGCGGCAACCCACTGTTCAACATGCCCGCCAATTCACCCAACGTGGATCGGATGAACATTCGAGTGCCCGAGTCAACGCATTCCATAGACGGTTTGGCCGGTAGCAGAGTCTCGAACTTGTCCCACACGCTCAGACTCGTGTAAGCGGGTTGAGACGCGATCCACTCACGCTCGTCCATCACGTCAGCATCGAACATGCCATCGGCTTGTATGACGAACGGATATTCAGAATCAATGTCACCAGCCAACAGTTCAGCCTTATCGAAGCATTTCACCATCGGCACGTTCGGATTGGCGAACGTCGAAACACTGATCGGCCGCCCCTTGTAGTACAAGTTCTCAACATGGTCGAGACGCTTATCGTCCAACGCCCAAGCCAAGTAATCCCAGACGCGCAGTTGGAACAGCATCTCACCGGTATTCAGGCTGGTTTCCGACATCGCTTATCATCTCCTTCGTGTTTCTGACGAGACTTTCCAACCCGCCGTGAATGTCATGCAAGGGTTCTATATGGATTTCCGTATGCGGCTCATAAGGATTGCCGCCGTATGTCAACGGCATTCCCTGCCGACGTTTGACAAGCCGTTTCGCCCGTTGTCCCCATGCCATACGGTCGGGTTCCAGCATGGCGCACAACGTGAGTTTCACTTGCTGGTCATCCACGTAGGCCAAACCGTTCAACGCGTCCTTGACGAGCTTTTCCAGATTGTCCAAATCCGGTTTCCCATGACGCCCCTTATAAAACATGAGAATCATCAGTATGTCCCCGTCCAATGGTTCGGCATGAGGGTAGAACATGTGGAATTGGTTTCGCACCAGTTCCTCGGCATCCCTCGTATGCTGGGGGGTCACAGCCCGATACCCGTAGAATCGTGGACGGCCCTTCGCGACGGGTTCGCCTGGAATGTCGAAATCATAGGTCATAAATCCCATATGCTCGCGTCTCCAATATCATCCCAATAGTCTTCGGCTTCCGACTCGCATTCAGGACAAGCGGGGCCGTAATATTCGACCCCATGCTTGTCACACCATGCGGGTTCGGTCATCCCAGAGAGCGGAACCATCAGAACAGTGTCGCCTCTCCAAGCTTCTCTTCAAGATCGCGCATAAGATTCACCGACGCATCCCAATAGGAAGGCTTCAATTCAATGCTCATGCCCTTGCGGCCAAGTTTGATTGCCTCGTACACGGTCGAGCCGATGCCACCAAACGGGTCGAACACAAGCTCGCCCTTATTGCTCCACAAGCGGATGCACCGTTCGATGAAATCCAATTGCAGCGGGCAGATGTGGCGTTCATCGGTATCCTCACGGCCAAGACGCTCATTCAGCGTGTTGGTCTCTCGAATGTTCCACCAGACCGGCTGCGCCCAATCAATCCATTCCTCGTTGGAAACATCGTTCTTGATCGGCACCTGATTGTCACCGGGCTTGCGGAACATCAGCAGATAGTCAGCCAACGCGGGACGGCTCATACTGGAATCCTTGTTCTTCGTCACGAACATGAGGGCTTGGGCTTTCGTGCGAATCGCTTGAGCCTGTGGATTCTTGTTCACGGTGACTTCGCCGTGGAAAATCCAACCGTTCTCCACGTAAGCGCGGATTACATCACCACGGAAGTCGGTCAATCCAACCACGCCGTCAGCGGTCTTCGTGGTCACAACCTGCTGCACATGCACGCAAGCGATACGGCCCGGTTTCGTGACCCTCAACAGTTCGCGGATGATGTACCCGTAATTCTCGATGAACTCTTCACGGGAACTATTGTTGCCCAAGTCGCGGGTTGAATCGGAGTACACGTACAGGCTTGCGAACGGCGGGCTGCTCACACTCAGATCAACACTGTTGTCAGCCATTTCCGTCATGCGTTCGCACGAGTCGCCAAGCCATAGTGTCCAATCCTTGCCTTTGGCCTCATCGGTCATATACATTTCATCGACCATCATGCGGCCTTTCCGAAAGAGTTTGATTCATTCATCGTCTTTACCAGTTTGTCACTCAAATGAGTGGCCTGCTGTTCCTTGCGGGTGATGTTCTCCGCTATCTCGCGTTCCAAATCGGAAACCACCACATGCACGTCAACCACGCGCTTCTGTCCGAACCGATAGCAGCGGCGTATCGACTGGTAGTAGGATTCCCACGAGTCGTTCAAACCGCAGAACGCCATTCGAGCGCAGTTCTGCCAGTTCAAACCGAACGATGCCATGGAACCCTTCGTAATCAGCACCGGAATGTTCCCATCAGCGAAGTCAAGGAACGCCTTGGCCTTGTCTTCCGGCGACATGGAGCCTTTCACATTCACACTGTCGGGGATAAGCCTGTTCAGCATGTCCGCCTCGTCGTTCAATCCAGCCCAGATAATCCACTGTTCGCCCGGCTCGTTATTGACAAGATCGACGCAACGGTTCACACGGTCAACAAGCGTTTCCTTACGGACTCTCGCACGCCCGCCGACACCACCAAGGTCAGCTGCGAACAATTGGCCTTCCGGGATGCTGCCGCGATAGGCGACAACATCAACGGTCTGATTCAATCCGGGCAACTCATATCCCGCATCATCACCGCCAATATCGGACGGCTTGCGCAATGCGATGGCCCATTGCGACATCCACCGCATCATCGGCTTAACCGCGTGACCTTTCAAACGCCAAATATTCCCGTCATGCACGAAATACGTGGCAAGCATCTTCACACGGGTGGCGTATCCAAGGAACTCGGCCTGATTGCATAGTTCCTCCGGGTCGTTCGGTGCCGGTGTGGCGGTACAGGCGAGACGGTATTTCGTATCCCTGAACGTGTCGATCAGCATTTTGCGGGTCTTGCCGTCCGACTGTTTCAGAATCGAAGCCTCGTCCAACACGACCGCATTGAATTTGGACACGTCGAGTTTCGGCACACGCTCATAGTTCGTGATGCTGAACCCGTCCGACACTTCCGACTGGTCATGCACATAACGCACTTCCATGCCGATTGCGGCGCCTTCGCGTATGGTTTGCTGACATACGGCCAACGGCGCTAGAATAAGCCCCGTCCCATGTCCGGCGCAGACTTGCCGCAACCATTCGAGTTGCATTCTGGTCTTACCAAGACCCGTATCCGCCCATACGGCTGCACGTCCTACTTTGCAAGCCCATGTGACGATACGTTTCTGCCAGTCGAACAGGGATGGGTGGAGCTGCTGCGAGCTAACGGTGATGCCAGTCTCCTGCTCGCGCAGCTCCTTTCTTTTCAGAAACTCCCTGTATGGAATGATGTTTGCCATGTTGGTTCCTTTTAGTCTGGATTAGAACTCGTCCGTGTCGCCGCCGAAACTGCCGAAGTCGGAAGGCTGATTATTGTTCGACGCCCAAGGGTCTCCACCCAACTGTTGAGACTGTGCGGGCTGCTGACCGGTGTTCGATGGGTTCACGCCATACTGCGGCTGCTGGTTCCCCGCGAAACCGCCCTGCTGCTGTCCGCCCGCGAAACCGCTGCCGCCGCCCTGATAGCCGCCGCCATTGCCGTGCTGCACGCGATGCACCTGAGCCGTCGCATAACGCAGGGACGGGCCGATTTCATCCACCTGCAATTCGATGACCGTGCGGTTGGAACCATCATTCGCCTGATAGGAACGCTGCTGCAAACGACCCTGCGCGATCACACGCATGCCCTTCGCAAGGCTCTGCGCGCAATGAGTGGCGAGGTCGCGCCACGCGGAGCAGCGCATGAACAAAGCCTGACCGTTCTCGAACTGGTTCGTGCTGCGGTTCCAGGAACGCGGGGTGCTGGCGATCGTGAACGACGCGACCTGCGCTCCAGCGGACGTCGTGCGCAATTCCGGCTCGTCGGTCAGATTGCCAATGATCGTGATAACGGTTTCTCCAGCCATTATGCGGCCTCCTTGACTTCTTCATTCTTTTTGAAACTGTTGATGAACAATTGAGCTTGCCAGTCGGTCAATCTTGCGTAATTCACAGGCATTTTGATACGATTGCCGATGGCTTCGGACTCACGTCCGGCTGGAACATTCCCCTGAGCCAACAAGGCGGCAACCTGCTTGCGTAGTTCCTCGTTCATCGGATTACCACGCTGATAGCCAGCCAACTGGCCGTCATCATCACTGGTAGCAAGACAGAACAGGGTGAGCAGACTGTACCTTCGCGCATAAGTTTCCGCACTCCCATACCGTTGCATGAACGGCTGTTCACGTTTCCCGGCGGAATCACCCACGATGATCGGGACGGGAGCTTCAAACACGCTCCAAGACTTGCTGTCATCCTTCCAGTAGCGGGTTACGACGAACCCATACCCGTTCGGATATTGGGGTAGATTATCGTATTGGATGCTCTGCTGCACCTTGACCTTCAACGTTTCGGTCACATAGTTGACCACACTGCCCAAGTCGGCGTAATCATAACCGTAGGCTTTACGGTTCTTCGCTATCACATTTCCCATTGGTCATCATCTCCAATCAGATGGTTCATCTGCCAGTCAGTGAATCTGATAGGCATAGGCGTCTTCGATAATCCTTGGTTGAGCATGTCTTCCAACGGAATATGGTTATTCCAGTAGAAGCTGAGCCTGTCCAACGCTTCACGAATCTGCTTCACCGCGACAAGTGAGATTTCAGGATCGTTTTCGGATAGTTCCCAAATCATCCAGTCGTATGGTTCCTGCTTCTCCTGCACGACGAATCTGAATCCCATCGCACCCTGGTATCCGGTTACGAGCCGATACAGCATCATGTAGAAGGCGGCTTGAATGTGGTAGCCGAACTTGTATGCCGAACCAGTGAAGTCCTGCACGTCATGGCCGGTGGTCTTGTAGTCGTACAGCCACATGACGCCGTCCATGTCGGGATGGTCGGGCAGCCAGTCGGCCTTGCCTTTCAACTGCAATCCAGTGGTCGGGTCAATGGCGAACAAGGCGATTTCCGGTTTGCCTTCCACGAGACTGTTCATGTCCGGCGCGTAATCCACCATGTTTTGAAGCTTCTCATAGTCGGAACCGGAAAGGATTACCAGATCGTCCGATTTGGCTTGTTCGGCTTGTGCTTTACCGGCTTTGGTGCGCCCGTCGAGTTTCCTTTCGACCTTCGGGCCACTACCGAGAATGAGACTGTGCGCGGCCTTGCCGAACGCCAACGTACTGTTGTCGAGAGGGTTCAGCTTGTGCCATGCGTACGCTCTTGGAGACTCCATGAACTTCTTCAAACCAGTCTGGTCGATTGCCGGATGCGCGAAATACTCCTTGTCCGGCATGTCCACCATGCTGGGAAATTTCACTTCCGTCATACTTCCGCCACACTCCGTTCCATAATGTGGGCATTATTCCGGTAACGCCACTTCCTATAACCCTGTTCGACAAGCGGGAACAACGATCGGGCGTAAATGACGGCACCATTACTGTTCTCTTCCAACAAGTCTCCCTTACCGGCATTCAGAATCGTGTCCTTCACGACTTTGCCCAGTCCGGCGAGGTTACGCTTGGCGTCTTCTGGATGCTGTTGGGTCATGTATTCCCTGAGCGTGATACGGTAATCCGGTTCGATTGGATGCCAGTCCGACACGTCCAATGGTTCCGGGATGGTGTCGTCCGCCAGCAGGTAGGTTCGTCCGAACAAGCTGATCTCGTCCGGTACTTTCGTGTAGGTTTCGCCATTCACGTTGATGGTGTCCATGAGAGTTTTCCTTTCTGTGATTGCGTGCTGGTGGATGGAGTCGAACCATCTGACCGCCGATGAATCGAACGGCTGAGATAGCAGCGGCCACGTTCCTTGCACCAGCAGTGGTTGACGGGAGAGAGTGTGTATGTAAGCGCCTAGAGAAATCGACTTTGGAATATGATTTTTTAGGCTCCCCCGTCAACCGGGTTTTCAATTATGATGGGCCGTCTCTCGACGGCTTCGGACGTGGGCGGGAGTCGAACCCGCGACCCGTAGGGGAAGAAGAACCAGAGACCCCGAGTCATCCAATCCACGTCAAATCCCCAGTCCGGCAATCGCACTAACCGGTGGGGACAGTGGCCGCAACAGGAGTCGAACCTGTTAGGATTCACGCCAATGAATGATGCAAAACCGTTGGAACCCGACCTGGACGGGTTCACGGCCAACATCACGGCAACAGGAAATGTCAAAACCTGAATGCGAGATGGATAAGGTGATTCATGAGTTGTCAAACTTAAGGAGTCCGGCATGAATCCCACAACCATGTGCGGCCAATGCGCCTACGTGATTTGCTGCGCGGTATTGAGTTCGTAGGCGCGTGGATAATATCTGTTTTCAGTTATGGTCCCCACTGGCCGACGAATGAGTGAACGTGGGTATCCTGCGGAACAACCCGATTTTTGGTTGTTTGTTTGGACTGTCAGCCAGCGGGAAGTCTTTAGTCGCGTGGCGCGAATCTGACGATCAGCCACAATGCGGTGGCGATGTACACGCCTTCCACCATGAGCGCGGCGGCGGTGCTGCCGCCATGCCAGGTGAGCATGAGTGTGGATGTGACGATGAGGGCGACCACCGCGAGGGCGAATTTGATGCGGCGGCGCGGGTAGTTCGGCTTCTGCCGCTTCTTCATTGCTTGCATGTCTTCAAGCCAGTAATCATGGTCAGTCATCGTTACCGTCTCCCGTGTTCACTCGCTTTAACGGGAAAGCTTCAGGCGGGAGCGTTTCGCAGACAGTCGGCCACTTCACATACGGTCTATTGCCATTCCAGATGGGATTAGCCGAGTCATCCCATGTGCGCGCCGACCAGTCATCATCGATGTCCTTATGCAGGAGCAGACCATCATTCGCGGTGACATAGAAGCCCCGCTCCTTCGGCTCTTCGGGCAGTGGCTTTTCATACACTTTGACGAGTGATGCGACCTGTGCGACCAGACCGCGCACGGTATTCCAATCGTCTCCGTCGCTTGCGGTCTTCAACTTATCGAAAAGCTGGTCAAGCTTCACCAAAACACTGTCATTCATTCCAATCAAATCCTTTCGTCGGTTCCAAGCCTGTCGGCCTGAAACAATTCCTCCCATGCGTCAGAAACGTTTCCGCAAGCCCACAGGAAACAAGCTTGCGCAAACTTCTGTAGACAACGCTCTGAGCCAATTGCAGGTCTTCCGCGATCTTGTACGAACTGGTACTGAAACCGGTCTCATACTTCATGCGAAGCGACTCGTACACTCGCTGCAATACCGGCTTATCCCGCTGATAGTCACGTTTGGTCTTATGTCTGACCCGTTCAATCCAACCCGCGTTGGCGGCGAGCATGGCATCCAAGTCGATGCCCGTCTGGACGCTCCACGCGACATCAGGCTGAGCGCCGGTCATTCCGAAACCTCCCGTGAACTCTCGCACACCTGGTCGTAACGGTCGAGAAGCTTCGACTTCTTGTACGTGACGGTCTTGCCGCCCTGATAGTCGGCGCACACCCTGTACAGTTTGTCGAACTTGTCCGCTCCAAGCTTGAGATACCTGGCAGCTTCCTGCCTGTCGAAAATCTCCTCTTCGACAACAACCATCCTGTCTGTCAAAACCTGCTCCTATCTTGATTGGCCGTGAACGTCAGCGGCCCATTGGATGAACGCGCCTAGTTTCGATTCGGGAACCTCATACAACGTGCTCGTCTTGAGTCCATCTTTTTCAACGATTGACCCGCCTTTCCGATCATTGATACGGAAGACGCAGTGCCCACCCTCGTCAAGAACGAACTCATGCGGTGGCGCCGGAGGATTCAACAACGTCATGCCGCCACCTCCGCGTCAAGCACTCGCTCGAAACTTTGTTCGGACAACCGCTGGTGGATAAGCGCCAATCCCTTGCGTGTCAGCTTCGGGGTCGGCGGATAGGCGAATGGCGTGCCATCCTTATGGATTCCGTGGGAACGGGAGGACACCATGACCATATGGCCTTGCCTCACGCGACTTGACGCCGCGCACCACGACTGGTTAGGCTGCCGGTAAATCCAACCGTTATCCACAAGCCATTGGCGCAACTCATGCTCACCAATCTGAATGTTGGAATTGTTGCTTAGGAGTTTCGCCGCGTCACGGACAAGCAGAGCATCGGGAATGTTCGTGAAGTCATCCAACGCCTTGGCTTTCGGTTCCAGTTCCTTGACCTTCTCCTGCTCCTCCTTCAGCTTGGTGGCGAGCTGGATCAGGAAGTCCGGGCTGGTGAGCGCTTTGTCCAACGTCTGCTGGGTCATGTAAGCACCATGCTTGCGAATGGACGGCAGCACCTCATGCGTCACCCAGCGTTGGAACTCCTTCGCCTCCGGCTTACGCGAGCGCATGATGAGCTTGTACAAGCCAGGCTCAGAGATGATGAGAGGCGCACGCCCTGGCTGATTCCAAACCTCCGAATTACGGAGGTTTGTGATTTCGTCATCATCAAGAGCTTCGCGGAGATGATTTGTGTCATTGCTGAGGATGTCACATGCGTCCTTGGCGACAAACCAAGGCTCCCCCGCCTCGTCGGTCAAAGCGCGTAATGATGCGCCCTTGAAGTCGAATCGTTGTATTTCAGTGTTCATTTGGGGTCTCCTAGTATTCGACTGCTTCGATGCGGGTGATGAAGAAGTGGATGCCTGGAGCGCATTCGTTCCACCGGTTGGTGTCGAAGTTTTCGACGTGCACGGTTTCGCCTTTTTTGTAGGTGAAGTCTGTGTCGTATGAGCTGTATGCCGTGGTGTCTGGCGGGAGGCTGTTGCCTTGCTTGTCTTGCAGGTCGAGCACTCGCGCTGTGCTGGCGCGGCATTTGCGCCCCGTGGCGTTGGAGCGTTGCGCGTCGGCCGGAATGAGGAGTTTTACGATAACTGGCGTTGGCGGCATTTCATTATCTGTCCATGCTTTTTTCCAGCCGATGATGTCGCCTTCGTCCGGAAGGATGCTGATTTTGGTGATGCTGAGTTGTACACCGTAGGCACGGTGCAGGTCGGCACCATACAGGTCGGCACCGCGCAGGTCGGCATCGCACAGGTCGGCATCGCGCAGGTCGGCGTGCATCAGGTAGGCACCACGCAGGTCGGCGTGGCGCAGGTCGGCACCACGCAGGTCGGCGTGGCGCAGGTAGGCACCACGCAGGTCGGCACCATGCAGGCAGTGGAATCCATGCTCTTTGAGGATGGCTTCGATGTTGTCGCCTTCGAGAGTGCCGTGTGGTGTGGTGATTTTCATTGGTTGTCCTTTTGCTCGTTGGCGTTGTGTGGTGTGGTTAGGCGGTTTGTTTGATTTGGGCGATTTCTCCGGGTTGGAAGCCGAATGCTTTGTAGAGTCCTATGAGCATGAGTGGTGTGCATTCGTTTGTTTTTTTGGCTCTGGCTAGGACGCTTTCGCTGACTCCTATTGCCCCGGCGAAGGCTTCGTCCGTTTTGAGGCCGCTCATTTGTTTGGTTCGGTCTAGGAAGCCGTCTCGGAACTGCATTTTGTATTCAGCCATCAGTGACTCCTTTCGCAATCTGCAATATTTCTTTTGCTTTCTGCAATTCATATAATCGCATATTGCGAAAAAAGTCAAGCGAGAAGCAACACTTGGCGTGTTGCGAATTTAGAAGAAGTATTGCATAATGCAAAACATGAGTATTGCAACATGGTATAAAAAGACGGTCGGGTCAGATACGGTTAACACCGTGGCTGACAACACCGGAATAGTCCCTTCATCCCTCTATCGGCAGCTCCCAGAGAAACTCTCTCCGGAAAATGTCGTGAAAATCGCCCGCGCATACGGAGTTTCAGCTATAAACGGTCTAGTCGCGCTTGGGCTGCTGGATGACAGTGATATATCACAACTACAAATATCGGATGCGCTAATAAACGCTTCGGATGACGAGCTGCTTCAGGAACTCGCACGCCGTCTCAAGGAAAACGCGGACGCCGACTGGGCGAACAGTCCGATCATCTACCGCGAAGAATTCGACATGGCCGCGAACGACGACCCGAACGCGAGACTCGAAGCCGAAACACCGGAAGACTGACGACAGCGATGAATATGGCGGCGGTATCCGCTCATGATGCCGCCGCCTACCAATACGAAGGGAACAATGTCACGAATCACCATCGATGTTTTGGAACGTCAGGCCGAAGCCATGCATGTGCGAATATTGGAGACGGACATGCCGGGCATTACCTGCGGCCTGTACTGCGAACGGCTGAACACGATATGGCTTGCGGATTGGTTGAACGACCGGCAGAGGCTCTGCACCCTGTGTCATGAGCTTGTGCATGCGAAGTATCGTGATCTTGGCTGCGGCACGCGGTTCGGCGTGAAGTGCGAGCGTAGGGCGCGGCGCGAGACGGCTTTGACACTGATAAGCCCGTCCGAGTTCGCCATGGCCGAACGGATGTGGGACGGCGACACATGGCATATGGCGGCGGAGCTGGACGTGACCATGCAGGTTCTCACTGATTACCGGCAGATTCTCAAGGATGGCCTGTTCGAGAAACGCCCATGATTCATCAGCCGCCGATTGGCGGGATAATCCTTGTTGAGACATATTGCAGGAGAGCAAGGAGGACATCATGGTTCCTATATTCGTTATCGCCGGTATCGCCATCGGTATGGCCGCGTTCGTTCTGCTGATCCAGACGGCGGTGAGAAACGGCATTCGCATGTCCGGGTTGATTGACTGGCGTACCCAGTATGAGTTGGAACGCATCGACGATGTGGACGGCGGCAAGCCGACGTTGCATGAATTGTATGAGATTACGGCCAAGACCGATTCCGCACCAGATGCCATCGAGCGGAATGTGAGGGCGAAGGCTCTGGACTATATCGAGTCGCGTAATTCCATCCATGTACGAAATTGCTGGATTGTGATTGGAGTCGCTGTCGGCGTATGCTTCCTGACTATGATTATCACTCTCGCCAGCAATCCTGCGTGAATCATGTTTTTCTCGTGCCCGTCTGTTTTGTTGCAGGCGGGTTTTTCATACCCTCTTTCTGACCGTTTGTGCTTTTTAATTGGCAAAATCATGGCAAACGCACAATGTAAGAAGAATGTATAACCATGTACATACTTATATACATGTAACTGGAGCTACACCGACAAACTATCAGTATCTACTACCAGACAGTAGTTGTAATTATATCCATGTGTAGAGTTAGAGTTATAGGCGAAAGTAGCAAAAAGCCCTTGCCGCTCTCGAACAGCGACAAGGGCAATCGGAAAACCAGTTTGCATAGATTCTCCGTGCATCAGCATAGCGCTAGGCATGGAGGGGAAAGACACGTGGAAAATATGGGCTACAAGAACATGCAAGCCGTATACGACGTAAACCGTGCCGGACGCATGGCGATTCGACGCGGCGACAACATGACTCTCAACAAGAACGCCGAACTCGTCCTCATGTTCATGGCTTCGCAAACCTACGATTGGGATAGTGAGAACAATTGTCCTCCAAAGAAGCTCATGGATAAGAAAGTGCCATGCCGCTACTACACGCTTGGATGGCGTGCTATCTCAGACTCGCTTGGAATGGTGATGCTTACTCCCGAACAGGCGATGGGTGGCAATGCGGAGGCGAAGATGAAGACCCGTGAGAACAGCATCCAGAAAAGCATCAGTGATGCTTGGGTGTTCCTGCGTGATCGCGGCATCATCAAGACCATCGAACCTGCTTCGCTTGGTAAGAACGCTGGGTTTCTACTCCTACTGGGCGACGATGCGGAGAATGCCGCAGTGGAACGATGGGCCAGGGAGTGCCTTGGCGTCTGA